CATTTTCATCCAAAATGATTACATTATCTGATAAAAGGGCGACTTTAACTAAGAGGTATGCTCTCTTCATTTTTACAGCTTTTCTTCTCCTTGTTGCGAAAAGAAAATTTTCCTGAATTTCTTTTGAAGTTAAAATTCCATTTTGTTCAAGCTGTTCCAATGAAAAGACACCCCGCCTTGCACAGCAGTTCACTATTTCATTTATACGATTGACCGCTTTGTCACCCCCGCCAAACATTCGTGACGAAAGTAACAAAGCCCTCTCTCGCTGCCATTCACAATAATAACCGTGTACTCCATATATCTCCTGAAGTAACGCATATATGACGGCGTGCGCCTTTAACCCGCATTCTGCTGTTACAAGTTCAATTGCATTATCAGCCGCGCATTTTACCGGAAAGTAATCAATACCTTCTTTTCGGTTCATAGGCGCGTCCTCCTAAATTTAATCAAACAGGTATAATTTACAAAGGCAAGGAAGACATCCGACCAACTGACACTGTCCGAATAGTCGGCACCTTCCTGTAATTACGGCACATATACTCCCCCTGATTTTCATTAAAAAGCATACACACCAAAAAATAAAAAATATATTATATTAACCCATATATTCCCCCCGAACAATCGAAAAAAATATACAAGCTAAATCCAAAAATAATAAAATACTACGAGGTCCATTTACCTCTATGATGTTTCTCAACTGCCCTGTATTTTCTTGGCAGTTCTGAATAAAAATTTTCTTCCTTGAGTTTGTCCAATATCACGAAAAACTCACTTCGTTTTCTGTAAAATGTACTTTCGCTGCAATTTACAGTCTCAACGCTGCACAATTCTCTAAAACTCATCCCTGGAGTTGTACAGTATTTTAATAATGCCGCTGCAAGCTCTTTATCAGTAAGCATTGCAGCCTTTTCAATAAGCTCTACTCTGCCACTCAGCATTGCCAGCTTAATAGCAAGATTTTCCACAGAGGATGCCGTATTATGTGCGTGTGGCATCCCGTCATAATTCACTCCCGATACACCAATATTGTGCTTAATGTCTCTGATCTGAGACAACCACTCATTATATTGGTAACAGAAATAGGCAAGCTCTTTATATTTGAACTTGTTAAGTTTCTTCAAAGGTCTGTCTTTCCTCATTACATCTCCTATCTGATAAAATCAAAGGTTTATCTGCCTTATGGTTAAAAACAATCAATAGAACCACATCCTTTCAAATAGCAATATCAGTCATCATACTTATACTGTTCAGCAAGGGCATTTATATCCCTTGACAGATAACTGCTCATTGTACTCATCTGCTCATCATCAATCTTTATACAGCAGTCTTCACAGCACATAGCAATCCTGCTTTTGATATACTGAAGTAAACTGATATTATATTTATTTACTACATACTCAATAATACTGTGTCTCATCTCCTCTTTTATTTCACAATTATTTTCAGTATTTTTTTCATTTACCGGACTGTTCAGCATCCCGGCAATGTAATCTGCTGCCTTATCGTTTTCACAAACATTATGTGTTTCCAATTCAATATCATCATCAACATTTACATCACACTTTCCATGTTTTTCTGCCATCAATGCATCAAATGATTTAATACTGTCTTTTACATCAGCAGCCTGTGAACTTACCTCTGCATCGCCCTGTCCTGTTTCTATTTTTATTGCATCGCTATCATGTTCCAAAGCCTTAATTACATTATTTACATCACTTTCAATATTCTCAGGCTCTATCTCATACTCTCCCTTAATGTCATCAATAGAACTCTGTCCCGGTATCTGCTGATTTTCATATTCGGATTCTTTAAGCCATTTAAAATCCTTTACAACATTTAATGTAATCTTTGGTTCATTTTCACAATAATCAAAAAACTCAAGCTGCATATTGGGTGACATTCCTGCTATTTTGTAAGCAACCGATATACCGAGCGTCCCATCGTTAAGCATTGTCATAAATTCATCAATCAAATGATTTATAACTACAGTCAGCTCCGCAATCTTAGTTTCCGACATTCCCAGAAGTTTTGACATAACACTTCTGATGCTCTCCTGCTGCATATCATAACCATTGATACTTGTCCCGTTTTCTTTTGCATTTTGAAGAAGCTCCTGCATCCGCTTAACTTCATTCATTTTTGTAGCAGAATCCTTTGTTCTATAAGAATTTGCCACTATCAGATACAGTTCTTCTTCATTCTGATTATCAAATCTGGTAACCTTCGCTGACACATTTTTAAACTTGTCCTCACCATTTTCAACAAGATAAGTCAAAGCTCTCCATCTTCGTTCGCCGCTTACAAGTCTGTATTCACCACGCTCGCAAGGCTCTTTTACTACAGTAAGATTTTCCATCAGACCGCACAGCTTTATCTCATTTGCAAGTTGTTCTATATCAGTCAGAGGATAGAAATTCTTGTCATTAGAATAAATCTTGTCAATCGATATATCCTGCAAACGAAACCTTGCATATGTAGTATTCATATTTCCACCGGATAAACTTTTTGAATTTAAAGTATCAAGAATAGATGAACCTGTCATGCCATCACCTCCAGCACATCATCAAGAAGCTGTCTGTAATCTTTTACCGCAATACAATTTTTAAAATTATACGGCAATGGACCCGACATCATAGAATTTTTAATAACCTGCACACTCTCACGCACATATGACGGCATAAGAGTAGAATCATATTTTTCCTGTGTTGCGAGAAGAAAATTGCACATTGTCTTGTTTTTCCTGAACAATGTCACAAATCTTTTCAAATTTATATTCTCACCTATATCTGTATTGGATAACTGAATAAGAATTTCATCAAGTACATCACTCCCCTGCTCCTCAAATCCGCCAATCTTATGAGGACTAAGAACAAGATCCGATGCACATATAGCATTTAAAACCGTAATATCAAGCTGTAAACCGCAGTCGATAATACAGTAATCATATTCACTTTCAATCTCAGATAATGCCCTTTTCAGAACGTCAATCTGACTATGTTCCCTCTCCACCTGCAAGCGGCCATTTACGACCTGTAAACCCGTAGACGATGGAACAATATCCACACCATAGTCCGTAGTTATAATGTGGCTTTTAATATCCGGCATATCACCTTTTAACGCATATGACATAATATCCGCAATACCATCATCCGACGGCTCTACATCGTATGTCATGGTAGCATTTGCCTGACAATCCGCATCAATCAAAAGCACTCTTTTTTCTTTTTCAGCCTGTAATAAATAAGCAAGGGTTGTTGTGGTAGTGGTCTTGCCAATACCACCCTTCAACCCGGCAATACAAATTGTCTTCATCATAATGTTGTTCCTCCTAAAATTTATTTTTTATGTTGTTCAATCGTGTGGTACGGTACCGATGTTTTCACATCGGCACTTCCACACTTGCTGCATTTTTCATTTTTCCGTCTGGTACTGTAAACCTCTTTACCACACTTATTGCACTTCACAATAAAGAACGGATCACTTGAATAATATTGACCTATCCTATTAAGCAAGAATTATAATCTTTCCTTTTTCTATCAAATCAGACAATTCATTGTTTAAATATTCTTTTATACGCTGCTTAGCTTCTGTTCTCCATGCACCGCCATCTGCCGAGAACAATGCACAAGTAATTCCATCAAATTTATCAGATTTAATTCTAAAAATAAAATCTGATTCCGGCTGGTCTATTTCATCAAATGTTCTATACGGTTTCAGATGTACCGGACTAGGAACGATTGTTTCTGTTTTTGAAGCAACCCCTGTTTTTACTGTTGCTTTCTGCGAAATGCCATCGTCACCATATTCTGCTACAGTTTTATCCTCAACATTTCCGGCAAATGAAACTAAAAGTTCTCTGTCCTCATTCTGAATAAACTTCGTTTTCAGATTGATACAAAAATTTTCCTGCGGGATATACGCACCAAATTCAAATCTTGGAACTTCTGCATCAACAACTGCTAAACATTCTCTATGCTTATCACTGTCAAGTGTTGAAAGCATTTTTACACTTTTTTCACTTACTATATGTAAAAAGAATGGAGTAACAGGCACTTCTAAATCAGATTTGATGTACTTTATTAAACTATCTAAAGTAGATAATTTAAAAGGTTCAATATGAGGCTCATAACTTATCCTTTCCAGCTTTTTATCCGAATAAGTTTGACCGCCTATTTCTGTAATGTTAGGTTTTTTCATTCCTACAATGTACTCTAACGCATCTTTAATCATTGATTTCCTCCTTACTGAACAGCCTTTAATCTGTTAATATCCCTATAATTTACTACTTCGCCCGTATCCGTATTAACAACCGAACCATCAGATAATGTCACCTCTGAACCATCCTCTAATTCATTTGTATTTACCGGAGATTTCTGATGAACACTGCTGCCATATTCCTGCACAGATATTTTCTTAGTTTCTAAATCCTGTCCGATTGACATCTGTGTACGAATTGGCATCTGAGGAGCAAGCGATTCTTTAGATGTAATCTTAACCTCAAGTTCAGTTCTTGACTCATCCTTAAATGCAAACTCAAACTGCAGCGTTATTGCCCTTTTCTTATCAAACGGGCAATTTACATCCATAAGATTTTGTGCCACCTTGCTAAAACTTCTGTCAAACTTTTCCTGAGCCGCACCGCCTGCAAGCTCGTCCAGCTTTAACCTAGCCATACTTTTTTGCCTCCTTTATCTTGATTTTTGCTGTCCTCAAATTCTTTAGGGCGGGCAATCCCGCCCCAAAAACAATTTTGGAAGAACAACAGCCCGTCATGCCGATAGCACAGCAAATTATTAATTCTGTGAAACCGCTTCGTCCTCTGTATGTACCCTTGTATATCCAAGCTGTCCCATGTAACTGTCAGCAAATCTCGTAAAGCACTGATTTCTTATATTCTGTTTCTGCTCCTCTGACAAGTCATTAAAATTTACATACCCACCATCTTTAGTTGGTACAAGTATCTTATGCGTTATCTTTTTCTTTTCTGCCATAATTTTCTCCTTTTCTGCTTTTATTTTATTTTATTCCCAAGTCTTGACCACTGTTCTTTAATCTAATTTTAAGAGCCTAAATCTGAAAAAACATATCATGAATAACTGTTTTTGCAGATTTTTTTATCATGGATGATAGTTTAATTTCCTAACCCCCTTGTCGGAATCCGACAAGCAAATATAACACTGGTAATTACTTCAAATATATAATTTACCTTTTCTTTCCCCATTGCTATAATCAAATTGTCAGCTATTGCGGAGCTGGCAATCCATAACAAAGGAGGTGCTGCAATGAAAAGAAATTATGTAAATCCCCTGATTTCTCCAGACTTTGAAGACCGTCTGGATATTGACGGAACATATTTGCAAGATTGCTGCAATATCAAAATTTGTTCCGCACGTGACATCAACAGACACGGTTGTCTGCTTGGTTCTGCGGCTCCACGCTGTTCCTATGAAGAAAAGCAGGAACGCAGGCTCAAAAAGAAGAAGTAATTACTAATAACATTAAACTGTTTTATTCTTCTGGGCTGACGCTGTTTTTGCATCAGCCTCTTTTATACAATTTTCAATTAGTTTTATTTCCTTTTTGCTCTCAATAATTATGTGCATAAAGTATCTTGAACAGTGAAATTGTTTTAATTGCGGTTTTCCATACGGCATCCTCAATGAAACTATGTATAAAACTTTTGCCCAATTCTGCAATTTTTTCCAACATTTCATCATCTTTTCTGCTTGAATTTCTCCTGAATGGCTTTTCAAAATTATAATAGCTGACTGCATAAGACTGTTTATTTCCGACTTTAATGCCCTATTAATATCTGTTTCATTCATAATATAATCAAGTCGCTTCATAGTAACATTTAACATATCTTCTATACTGTCACCCAACTATTCTCACCTCGCTTTCTCAAAATCCAACAACCTGTTCCTGAATAATCGAAGCCAAAATAAGTGCATTTGTTTTATCCAATTTTAAAACTGCCCCTTCAATATCAGGCATAATTGTTATTGTCTGACTGTCATTATCAGGAATAACAAAATAATTCGGAGTTTCTAGTGGTGCAGGTTCTTCTTGCACCGCTTTTTCTATAGCTTTCACTTCATCATTGCTAATAACATCAGCATAATCTTCAGTTTTTTTCACACCTATATATCTTTTTGTAACTTCAACATTTTTATGTGAAAAAATTTCCTGCTGCTCACCTGCTTCCATCAACTCTCTAGCCTTATCATCATCCAATGTAGCAAGAAGTTCTTTCGCTTCCTCAAACTTTCCATCAATAATCATCTTCTCGGCAAGTTTCTCAACTGCAGTTCTGCGGTCAAGTTCTGCCTGTAAGCCAGTTATATTTTTTGCTTTTTTATTCATTGTCCTTACCTTCCTCCTTGATTTTTCCACTTTATCCCCCTATACTTTTAATACAGGCTATTGCCGTAGCCAAGTATCAAAAGAAAGGAAATGTTACTATGTCAAACTTTGATTTTTACGATGAAAACAGTCAAGCACTTCAAAAGGTTAATGTTGTTACACGCGATAGTCTCGGAACGCTTGCTGTATCTATATTAGCTTCCAAAGTTGACCTCGCTAAAGTTTCTGATTATGATGATTTAGTAAGACAACTATATGATATTATTGATGAATTACATGAATCATATGATCGTCTTAAACTTTAAAAACATCATATCTGCTTGATGTTTCAAGAACTTCCTTAGCATCACAATCATCAAGGAAGTTCTTGGAACTTTCCATAAATATAACATTAACTCTATCAAGTATGCTCTTTGACTGTTTAACTGATATTCCACCTTGCGTAAGAATTTTCATAATATCCATAACTGCTTTTTCTTCCAGCTTTACCCTTTTATCCATCGTTCTCACCTCCTTAATTTCTTCATCTGGACATTCTTCCATCAACTCTCTAGCCTTATCATCATCCAATGTGTCAAGAAGCTCTTTCGCTTCCTCAAACTTTCCATCAATAATCATCTTCTCAGCAAGTTTCTCAACCGCAGTTCTATGTTCAAGTTCTGCCTGTAAAGCTTTTATGTTTTCTACCTTTTTATCCATCGCTCTCACCTCGCTTCCATAATCTAACATTTCAGTCATATGTGTCTTAAAAAGACACATCTAACTAAAAAAAATAAAATCTATTTGCTCTGCACAAAGATTATACTTATTCTTTATAAGTTTTATTTCATTCTGCGTAAACTCGGCTCCATTGGTTTCATTAAGCTTTGCTGAAAAAGTTGTACGTGCAATATTTAAATATTTTGCCAATTTCCCACCAGTATCCCCGTAAAGCTGCATCATTGATAAAAGAGCATTTTTATTCATTATCGACCCTCCTTTGTGTCTTTAAAAGACACTTAAAGAATATCACTCCTTGTTCATTCTGTCAATATATTTTTTTGATTTTTAAGACACTCTTTTCGGTATTTCTTGCAACCAAACAAAATATATAGTAAAATTAAACTACTCAATAAATTTACACAATTAGCAAAATAATGGAGGGTTAAATTATGATTAATAAAGAAGGTATAGATTACTTTCCGGTAAAATGCACCACTGATAATGCACTCAATCTTGTAATGTATGAATGTGGTCTAAAATCCCACGCAGTAATATATTCACTACTTAAAGAAATTTATGGTGGGCATGGATATTATTGCGAATGGAACAGGGGCATGGCTTTATTAGTTTCAAGAAGAACATTTGATGCAAGTAGCAAAGCAATAAATCGTGCAATGGAAATAGTTAATTGCGCTGCAAGACATGGTATGTTTTCATCAAAACAACTTGAACAAAATGGGATTTTAACTTCCGAAGAAATACAAGAAAATTTTCTTCAATCAACAAAAAGAAGAAAATGTGTGAAAATAAAAAAAGACTATCTTTTAATTAATACAGAATTTTTACCAGCTAATGTAATTATTTTAGATTAAAATTTCCATATTATAAAATAATTATAATGTAAAAAAGGGGGGTTATCAATGAAAGAAGAAACAAATGATATTATGGCTTTAAGAATTAAGGCTCTAAGAAAGCAAAAAAATCTTTCACAAGAGCAGCTTGCTGATTTACTAGGTCTACAAAAATCTGCTATTGCAAAATATGAAAATGGTAGAGTTATCAATATTAAACGTTCAACAATAGCGAAAATGGCTAAAATATTTAATTGTAGTCCTTCTTATATTATGGGCTGGAACGAAAATGAAAACAATGAACCAAATCAATCCTACTACCTTAACTCAAAAACAAGCAAGATTGCACAACAAATATATGATAACAAAGAACTTTCACTACTCTTTGATGCTGCCAAAGATGCTGAGCCGGAGGATTTACAAGCTTTACATGGTATGCTTATGGCATTAAAGAGGAAAGAAAAGGGTGATTGATATATACACCTATATCAAAATAATTACTAAATTTAAAGGAGAAATTTATACTATGGGTAATGATGAAAACACTTATGGAAGATGTCATATTCTTTCCGATTGGACAGATTGGGACTATTCAATACATTGTGATAAAGCACAAATAGAAAGACAGGGTAGAGCTTTTACATACCCTTTTACAATTACAGTACATAAAAAGAAGAAAACTGCCACTTGTTCAAGTACATCTGATATGCCATACTATACAACGACACTTTCAAGTTGTAACTGTCATGACTTTCAGGAACGCAAACTGCCTTGTAAACACATATATAGATTGGCTGCAGAATTAGGAGTAATTGAAATAATAAATCGCCACTCTACGCGTGATTATAATAAAGAAAAAGAAAAACTGGCTCGTATAAAAGCTTCTGATGATATAAATAATGAACCTGACCAGTTAAAACGCCAAAAAAGTGCATTATCTTCTAAATGCACACCAGCTGAAGTAGATCATGTAAACCAAACGGGAATCTTTAAAGGCTCAGGGAAAAAACCTTACAATACAACTTTAAACAGTTGTACATGTCGTGATTATTTTGTAAGGAGATTGCCTTGTAAACATATGTACAGATTAGCAATGGAGCTAGGATTATTTGAAGGAGATTTTAAATCAAATATATAATAATATCTTTGTCTGAATCCAACAAATCAAAAAGGAGAATTATATGGAAAACCAAAAAGAATTTATCAAGAAAGTACTTATTATAAGTGCTATTGCCTGCTTTGCATCAATATTTTGGAATTTTATCGTTCCGCTTGTTATTGCAGCTGGACTTATAGGATACCAGTTTTATCTTCTTAATAAAAAAGAAGATGAAATAAAACAGGTTATAAACAATCACAAATATCAAATAAAAGAACTTGAAGATAAAGTTAAAGAACTTGACACTAAAGAGCGACTGGAAGAAATTTCAACACTTGAAAAAAGACTTGAAACGCTTAAATCTGACATAAAAGACAGACAAAAACAATTACAGAATGTCACTAATGAATACCAGAATTTAAATCAGACAATAAACATTCAGAAAGCTGCTGCTGATTCAGAGATAAATCTTGAATTAACAAAACAGAAAGAACTTATCAAAAAAGAAGCAAAGAAAGTTTCAAAATTCAGAGAGCTTTACAAGAGTATCAAATACTCTATCAATAATTTCTTTGAATATGATCCATCTTCCGAACTTCTAACTTTCAAACAAGAAGACCTTAATCTTGTTGATGCCTATGCTCCATCAGTATTTTTGCATTTACAATACATGAACTCAAAAGAACTTCGCAAAGCCTACCGTGAAAACGACAAACAGATAACAAAGCTGATGGAACAATATTCCTCAAGATACACTACAAAATCAAACAAAGCAATGTACTCGCTTATGGTTATCGCATTGCGTTCAGAACTTCAAAATATTTTATCTGATTTGAAATATGGCACAATAGACAAAGCTACAGATAAAATAAAAGAAGTCACGATGAAATATCTTGAGATTGCCGGCAATGGCAACCAACAGATATACGGCACTCTTACAAAATTTATAGGCCAGCTTGAATACCTGTTTATAAATGCTGCCAAAATTGAATATAACTATTATGTAAAGAAAGAAAAAGAAAAGCAGGAACAGCTTGCATTAAAAGAAAAGATGCGTCAGGAAGCAGCCGAACTCAAAGCACTGGAAGCAGAAAAGAAAAAGATTGCAAAAGAAGAGGACAAATACAAAGCTGAAATTGATAAGGTCAAAGAACAGCTTAAAAATGCAGCTCAGGAAGAAATGGATATTCTCAACAAACGAATACTTGAATTACAAAATCAATTATCTGATGTTGTATTAAAGAAAGAAGAAATATCTAACCTACAGAATGGTAAAGCTGGAACTGTTTACATAATAAGTAATCTTGGTTCGTTTGGCGAAGATGTATTTAAGGTCGGAATGACACGCCGTCTTGAACCACAAGACAGAGTAAACGAACTTGGAAGTGCAAGTGTGCCATTCAAATTCGATGTCCACAGCTTCATATTCTCAGAAGATGCAGTTGCCCTTGAAAGCAAGTTACATCAGATGCTTACAGATAAACGAGTAAATAAAGTTAATCTTCGTAAAGAGTTCTTCAAAGTATCAATAGATGAACTTGAAAAGCTCGTTGAAGAAATAGAACCAACCGCTGAATTCAATCGCACAATGCTTGCAAGTGAATATCGTGCTTCGCTCGAAACTAATGGTAATTATTCAGACGATAGTTATTCTGATGATGAAGAAGACGAGGACGAATAAACAAGAAATATTTTAACCATTTTCGTGAGGTCACGAAAATGATAACCTTGTCGGATTCCGACAGACATAATAATATATGATAACAAAGAGCTTTCATTGCTCTTTGATGCTGCCAAAGATGCTGAACCAGAAGATTTACAAACGGTACATAGTATGCTTATGGCTTTAAAGAGGAAAGAAAAGGGTGAATAATAATAAAAA